TCGGCGGTGTTGGCCGAAGCGGCGACCTGCGTAACCTCCGTCCATACCTCGTCGCCGTCAAGGGTGGCCTCCTTCTTCTGCCAATACCGCGTGATGCAGGCCAGGAGTGTCGAAGTCCCGCCGGTGTATGCGGTGTGCTCGTAGAGCGCCACGACGTAGTCGTCGGGGTGGGCACCAGCGGCCTTGTAGAGTACGATCATCAGGCCGCCGCAGTTCTCCATAGAGATCCTCTTGCCAGTCATCGCCGCCGTCTGCGTGTCAACCGGCACGATTCCCGCGCTGAAGTCGCACACTCGGCCTAGTCCACCTGGGTTGCTTGCCATTGTCTAATTCCTTTCGCCTATCTTGGCAGGGGTTTCAATGCCTACCGAGTCTTGGCCTGGGCGGGGGGTTTATTGCCCGCCCAGGCTGGCCGTCATGTTCTCTTCTAGCAGCGCCTCAGCTTGCTCGCGTGTCCCTTCCTTTTCGTTGATGTGGTAGATCAGAGGCCCGCCTGCCTTATGGCTTACCCGTATGTGGGGGACAGCCTGCTCACCTACCCGCATCGCGTACCAGCAGGCCTTGTAGCCCGCCGAAGCCAGGAACTCCAGCATCTCAAGCGCCGTCATGCCCTTTGTCTCCTGGCCCGATCTAGCGCACATTGCTTGCATTGCCGCCCACGCCTGGTGAGATAGACTCCCACTTCCGCGAAGGCGTGGCCGTGCTTGCAATATGTAAGTCGCTTGGCCGGACGTTTATTCCGCTGCTGCTGGCTCATTGACGCCCAGCGGCAGTTGCCGGGTTCGTAGTGACCGTTGTTGTCAATGCGGTCAAGCGTAGTACCGACAGGGCGGACACCCATATCTGTCAAGAAGTCCTCGAAGAATGTCCACTCAGCACACACCTTGATTCCCCGTGCGCCATAGCGGTGATATCCATCGTTGCGTGGATTTGTGCAACGCTGGAGCATCGAACGCCATGATGTGTAGGTAGGAGCTTTGTGCATACCGTGCCTCGTAAGCGCCTGCCGCAACTTCTCCCGCGTCCTTGCGGTCACTTCGTGCCCGACTAATCTACCCCTACTCATCAACCGCGCTCCCCCAATGTCACGAACGGGCTCAGGGTGTTCGAACTGTTGGCCGGGGTCAGGGCCGACATAAGCCAGCCGCGCCCGTCCACGCGCTCGATGATTCGGTAGGTGGTCTGGTCTGTGGTGAACTTCACGTGCATCGAGGACTCAGCCCTCATCTGCATCCGGTCGCCGATCAGGTAGTAGCCGAAGTCGATGAACGAGATGTCCTTGCCACTTCCCGCGCCGCCGATGGTCGGGACCTTCTCCGTCAGGATCAGAGGTCGGCCAAGGATGCTTGACGGAGGGCCTTGGACTCCGTTGTTGAGCCAGATTGCCGATCCGCCTGTACCCACGCTCAGGGCCATCGTCGCCAGTTCGGGGAAGCAGTCGCCGTTGGCGACCCATACCGCCCGGCCCAGCGAGGACGGGAGCATCCGGGAGTACATCTTGACTAGGTTCTCCCAGACAATCGTGTCTGCAACCTGTCCGGTTTCCTTCGTTACGGTAACGAGGGCGGCGCTATTCAGCACACCCAAGGGTTGCCCCACGCCGTTGCCTGTCATGAAGGCGGTGTCCTCGTACCACGAGATGGCCTCCGGTAGAAGCTGCTCGATCAGGGCCGCGAAGCTGATGATCGAGTCAGACAGGAGTTCGTTCGGGACATCGCACATCGTTGCGAGCTTGCACGCCTGCAAGACAACGCGCCCGAACTTGGCCTCGGTCTCACCGATAGTCCCTGACTCCTCTGTCCATGTCCCGGTGATCCCACCGAAAACTGAGGAGGCATGGGAGGTCGAGTCGATGGCTGGGAAGGGAACTCTTGCCGAGTCCATTGGGATGACCCGCGCCCTCGGCCTGACAACCGCCGTCTCAAGGGCGACACGCAGGAGTTCAGCTCGTAGGACTTCCGGCACCAGAAATCCGCCGGCGGCAGGGTCGATGCTAGAGTAGTCGTTGCGAATCTTCCGCCATCGGTCAGCGCCCGCCTGGTTCTGATACCAGATCGACTGCATGAAGTCGGCGGTGGACTCGAACTCGTTGTCGAGGGCCGCGCCGAGGGCGTGCCGGTTGTAGGCGGCGCCGTGCAACTTGGCGGCCTGGCCTACGCTGTCGGCCATACTTGGACGGTTGACGCCGTACTCGGTTAGGGTCTTCTCCATCGACTGCCTGACCGTCTCCTCGACGGTGGCCTTGAGCGCGTCCTGGCCGGCGAATGAGGCGTTGATTGCCTCGGTCACGATCTCAGACAACTTGCCACGGTCGTCGGTGGCCTGGGCATACTTCTTGATAACTTCGGGGAACTGGCCGGCCTCAATCAGCGCCTCGACGCGCTTGCGGTCGCCCAGCATCTCCTCAAGTTCTTCTCTTGTTTCAGGGATTGGAAGCTTAGCCATGTTTAGTCTCCTTCGCGGGACGTACCCGCTTTTACTGCTTCTCTAAAGTCAAAGGGCGGCAAGCCCGGTCGCTTGACGACCTGGGCCACGCCCTCCCTGAGTCCTTCCGTGATCGGGGATGGTTCTGGTATGGGTTCCGGCTCCGGCTCCTCGATAGGCGGAGCAACAGCTTGCGGCACCCAGTCCGGCACGTTGCTGAACTTCGACAAGTTGAAGATGCCGACTCGGTTCTCGGTCTTGTTACCAACAAGCCCATCCGCTAGGCCGATATCGACAGCCTCCTGCGCCCGATACCAACTCTCAACCTTCATCCGCGAGCGCCACAGCGGTTCGTCCCCGCCGGCGCGTCCAGCGTAGAAGGAGGCGATGTTGTCCCCCATCTGATCAAGCACCTCCGACATCTTCGCGTGGTCTGCGGCGTCGCCCATCGTCATGCCGTGGGGTTCGTGGATCATCATCGTGGAACCCGTCGCCATCAGAACGGTGTCTGCCGCCTGGGTAATGAAGGACGCGCTGGAGGCTGCCAGTCCGTCGACGACGGCATGAACTGAGGCCGGGTGCCGCTTGAGGGCGTTGTAGATCGCAACGCCATCAAAAACATCACCACCTGGACTATTGACGCGAAGGGTGATGGTCTTGGCCTTGAGGCCGTTCAGTTCCTTGACGAAGTCGGACGCGGTAACTCCCCAGTAGCCGATCTCGTCATAGATCAGAATCTCAGCCTCTTCCTCCGTTGCGTTTCTGATTTCATACCAGGATTTCACGTCATCCTTCCTTCGCCATTGGGCGTAACAGACCGCCGCCCGCTGGGCCTTGTCGGGGTATTCCTCTTTGAGTTCGCTCATGCAGCGCGACACAAACTCGTTCTTCTCTTCGTCTTCTCTCGGCTTCGGCAGAGGCATAGGCCCCTCCTCTTGGACAACAAAAAAGCCCGCATCTCGCAGGCTCCGGTGAACCTGAAGATCGGGCTTATAGCCTCTCGGACTTTATGGCCCTGGCTCTACGCTCAGGCCGATGACGGCACGGGCTCCTCGCTCTGGCCGTCGTCCTATTCAGTTGTTAAGACGATTATACGCTTAGTTGGTGGTTTGTCAAGCGCCTATCGTGACTTCTGCCTTACAACGGGAACACCATATCTTCGATCCCACACCAACCTCATGGCCTAGAAGCCGATTACACTCCGAGCAACGCGCCTCAGCCACTACGTTCCCCATATCGACTATCGTTCCCATCGTGAGCTGTGGCGGGGCGAAGGTCGCTCGCAAGGCTTCCACGACCGCCGGTATCTGGGGCGGCACCGCCGCCGGCATTGGCTCCGGTTGAACCGTCAAGTCGTCAAACTCGGTTGGCACGATGTTGGCCGGTATCAGGAACATACCCTCCTTGACATCCGGGTCAAGGCCGATAGCCTCCCGGCCCTCTTCCCAGGACTCCAGACCGGCGCCGACGTTCTTGCGGTGTCGGTCGTGAATCTTGTCTACGTCCTCCTGTAATGCCCGGATGTCTGAGAGGTCAAACAGCACCTCGTCTATCCCGCCGAACTCGGGCACCAGTTGAAGGTTCAGCACATCGTCAAGGTCGCTCAACAGCGGCGTCATGGTCAGGTCCCAGAAGACTTGCCAATCCTGCCGCTTGTTGGCGTAGCTAGAAGATTCGTAGCCAATTAGGAGGCCCAGTATGGAGCCGGGGATGCCGAACACCATAGCTATACGGGCCTCCTGCATGGCGTCTAACTCTTTGGGTAGGGCGTCGCGGAGGCCACGGTCGAGTCCCATCTGCTGATAAGTTGACTCGGCCTGGTCCAGTACCATCAGTTCGTGGTAGCCGCCCTGACCGCCGAATTGGTGCTTGAAGCGTTCCCTTATCTGATCCTTCGCCTCTTGGGATAGCTTCTGCTTGATGGACAGGATCGACCCCGGGCCGGTCCCGCCGCGCTCGAAGAACGATTTGAGGAACGTCTTCATATAGTCGTCGATGTCGATGCGGCCAGAGATCGGCATTAGCGGCGGCATTCCGTAGTATTCGTCGAGGGGGTTCCGTGTCTTGAAGTGAATCACGTCCTTGGCAGGGAACCGCACCTTAGTCTGCCCACTCCCGTATTCGTATGCCTCGATATAGTCCCCGCCCGGCACGATCCGCACCCTGTCGGGACGAAGCCGCCATAGTTCTCTCACCGCAGACAACGGCCCCTGGCTCCGTGCCTTCACCAGATAGGCGTTCCCCGCAAGGCAGCGGTCCATGACAACGGTCCCCCATAATTGTCCCCGGCTCATCCAGGGGTTCGGGGCGTCCAGTAGCTTGATCAAGGGATGCTCGGGCATGGCCTTAAAGAAGCCGTTTGTGATCATACTTGCGTAGATATCCCGCAAGGCGACGCCCCGGGCCTTTAACCGTTGTTCCTCGTTTCTGATCTGCGGGCTGTTGCGCGTCCACTTCCTGCCCACGATATGCGGCTCACCCGCTGAGGTCGCCAGCATCTCGATAGCCGAGAAGACGATCTCATTGTTGGTGTAGGCTCGGGCGAAGGTCACGGAGCCGGGGTTGAACAGGCTAGAGGTGGGAAGGTTCTGCGTGGGGAATATCGGGGGTGCGCGGTTGACGGGGAGGATGGGGCTGAATATGTTGGCTATAATGCCCATCAGAGACTCCTCATAAACTCAAAGACATTCCAGGCCAAGCCCATCGCGGCAGCGACGGTAATAACGCCCACCGTGAGGACGATAAGAAGCGCAAGCGCCTGCGCGAGGACGCGGCGGTCTTCGGCATCGATCATCTCCCCTATTATACGCTTAACTGTCAATACCCGTAAGCGGATCATTGCAGTTCCATCCTAATGGGGGGCAGAGCCCAGAGACGGGCATTCAGGAAGAACCTACGCCTCGAACACGGGACGGTATTCACCGCTTGATGATCGACCTTCCCCCACGATACGGTCAGGGGTCCAATCCATACCGTCCGCAGCCAGCCTGCAGCACCACAGTCCCGGCAACAGATGTTGATCTTTGGGGTCATATGAACATCACTCCTACTTCTTCCTCTACCGTCGCCCCGCTTGCTATCGCCGCCGTGTACGCCTCCCAGGACAGGCACCCCGCCATTGCCGCGTCAATCTTTAATGGCGAGTCGGGGCGTTCCTTCTGGATGATCCACATACGATTCCCGTCATCGTCGGTGAATTGCTGCATGTGCTTGTGGGCATTCTGAATGCAGGCAGCGAAGCGCGGATCGCCGTCGTGCGTCAGGGCGCCTGTCTGCATGGCGTTACGGTAGGCCAAGAGGGACGCCGCCATCTTGCGGTAGATGGTCGTCGTCCAGCTCACCACAACATCAGCCCCATAGCGCCCTGCCCAGGCTGCGAGCATATCCTTCCAGTAGTAGGGGTCAGCGTTGAAGCGCCACACCTTCCAGCGATTGAATGCGGCATCGACCGTCTCGTCGACCTCCATGAAGGGGATGCGCTGCTCACCCGAATCCGTCTCTTCCGGTTCCCAATAGCCGACGACCCACTGATGGCCTGTCCCCACTTCCGTCCCAATGAGAGCCGTGTGGTCGCGGCCGATCGAGCCGTCGAACCCGAGCGTTATAAGACTGCCGTCAGGCACCACATAGCCCGGGCGCACAAGTTCATTCCACTTCTCGATATCGAAGGGTTTATCCTCTTCGGCGACAATCTGGTTCAGGTAGAAGCGCCTAGCCGTCGCCGGCGAGGTCCGATCATCGCGGATTTCAGCCAACAGGCGTTCGGGACTTACCCAGTCGGAATCTCCCCGGGCTGCCAGAATGCCCGCCAGAACCGATTCGTCGTCATCAAGATCGGTATCTTTGGGTGCTTCTAGCGAGTCATAGAGGAAGTCGGTAGTGTCTGAGAGACGCTGTGCGATCTTTTCTGCGGTCTCACAGTCCGCCTGAGCGTCCGAGTTCTCGCCGGGTGCATGGGCGTTGGAGATGGCCAGTACCCGCGAGGACCCATCCCTGGACTTGGCGACGTTGCGGGCGATCACCTTGCTCATCTCATGCCCTTCATTCGAGCCAAGCCAGTGATGGGTCTCATCCTTTATGACGAGGGTCGCACGTCCGCCCTCCAGGGCCTTCGGCGAACTCGTGACAGCCTGTATCTGTTGGCGTCCGCCACCCGCATAGACGATCTCTTTGCCAATGTCGATGTTGAATTCTGCTATCGCTTTCGGCGAAATCATAGGGGCAAAGATCAGCATAAGGTTTCGCGTTTGTTCACGAGATACGGCAGCAGCCTGTATCCACGCACTGTAATGGGGGACGGCAATAGGTTCCTCGTTCTCCCACCGTTCGAAGCGACATGGGCCAACGAACTCGGCGCAGCAGATCGCCGCGGCGAGGGGATCCTTGCCCCAGCCCTTCATCCGGCGCAGCATCCCCGAGCGGTAGACGAACCGGCCCCGTTCGTCTATCGCATACCACCATAAAACGAATCTGGCTTGCTCCGGCGTGAAGCGCCACGGCTCGCCGGCCTGGGGGCCGTCCGGCTGTAGTAGATACTCAGCCGTCCAGCCGAGGATCTGCCAGCCGAGGGTATGCTTCGGGAGGACAAAGCGCCCCTTCTTGTCGCGCTGCCACGTCGGGCCAGCGGTAACGGGGAGGGAAAGGTGAAGGGGGCTGGACGGATTCTCACCGTCGCATCCAGAGTCGCGTACTCCGGCTTCGATCTCGGCCCCCATGTTTGTCATCCTTCCAACGCCTTCCCTATGAACCCTTTGATGACCGCTTGCACGTCCAATGGCAGGACGCTTTCAACGGGATAGGAACCGTAGGCATCTGGCTTCACGTCGATAACTCCCTTGGTCGCAAAGATCATAGCTGCGCCCAGAAAAGCGAACCGCATCACATCCTCGGCACTGATTGAGGCTACCTGTGCTGGGCTGATTGGCCGGTCATTGAAGCGCGTACAGAAACACGGAAGGCCACCGTCGGGTGTACCCATCGCGAAAAAGACATCGGCGGAGAGCGAAGGTGCTTCGCCATCTGGATATTCCCGAAGGTCGATGATGACGCCGCCTGGGACTGATCGCTGTGCTTCTTTTACCCCCTCATCATCATGAACATACGTCACGGATTTATGCCCGAATCGTGGTGTCGAACTTCGGTATGATTCACAACTCATTGGTTCATCCTTCCAGCGCCTTCCTGTAGTCTTCAATGGCCTTGATGCCCGGTTGCTCCGTCTCCGACGCCGCTACGACGTACCTGATCCGCAGGTCGCGCCGGCTATCCATCGTGGTGCCCATGACCTTCTCACGCTGCCTAAGCTCGGTGGCCTGCTTCAAGTCGCCATTGTGGAAGGCAGCAGCTATGATCACGGTGTCGAGGGCGAATTGCCAGTCAGCCTCATCCCACAGGACACAATGGGGCATCCTAGAAATCGCACGCCACCATCGCTTTGTCGCTGCCGACCAGCGGTGGCCTGTCGCTTGGGTCTTCGGCAACGGCGGCGCATCCTCGAAGCACTTGTTCTCGATCTGCACCCAGTCATGCCGCGGCGGGTTCGGGTTGCGCCGCTGATCTTCGGGTTTTGGTTTGCGTCCTACGATCGCCATTACATTTCCTCACAGCGTTATAGATTCATAATTAGCGTCAGACTGG